CAATCGCTTCGTGGTAGATTTTATGGATGGACAACACCTCTTCCGGTGTCATCTGGATTAGCTCCTCGTCCGTTGGTGGAGTGAGGATTTGATGCGGTCTCCAAATCATACGACTTCTGCTTCGATTACCTTGCCTTTGGCGATACGCGACCTTGCTTCATTGATAAGGTTGGCAGCGTCATCCAGGCTTGCGCCCTTGCGATGCTCCACAACGGTAGTCGCCATGCCGGTAAGCTGTGCCGCCTTGTCCGTGAGGATACCAACTGTGATTGCCAGCTTCTCAGGGGAAATCTTGGCAAGGCTGTCAGGATCGTCAAATAGCTGTGTAGCGCGTTCAAACAGCAAATCGGTGTATTCCTGTGCTGCGATGGCGTAGCGCATGGAGAACTCCTTTCGTTTCGTCTCCAGCGTGTCGGTGTGCCGCCATTCCAGGCTGCGGATAACGTCCCTGCTAAGGCTTGTTCTTTGGGATATTTCGCTGATCCTCGCCCCTTGGGACAGCATGAATAATGCTAACGCAGCCTTGTTGGGCGCATAATGCTCGACGTTGTTGCGGTGAAGCGACTTCGCCCGTTCCTTCACCTCAAGAAACCACTCGCTCTTGTCAGGGCGGTCGTCGTAGTAGTTTTCTTGCAGCTTTTGGAGTTGTTCTTCAATCATGGGCGTTGGCTTGCGGAGATTAAACGCTAGTTTGAATCCACTTCCAAGCCTTCTTTTTCCTCAAATTCTTTCACGGCTCGTTGCAGTTCTGCGGAAAACTCTGGATCGCTTGATGCTTGGTTGGCGAGCGCGGTCAATCCCTGCCTTGTGAGAAACGCATTCTTATACATTTTGAGGTAAGCGTCATTGACTTCTCCCGGCAATGCGTTTCTAGCAAGAGCAGATTTCAGCCCGTATCGGTCGCTTCCAGTCGTAAGCATTGCAGCAAGATAACGGTTTCTTACCCTAGAAATAATTGGAGTAATCGGAAGAACGTAAGTGCCGCCTGTTGGACTGCCAATAAGCCTTCCGTTGAATCCTTTTGCAGTTACATCCGCTATTGTGGCTCCCTCGTAAACCTTCGCCAAATCGTAAAAGAACTGAGCATCTTTTTGCCCAAGCACAGCTTCCACCTTCTGCGCGAACTGAGACTTTCCAGTTGGCGACTCCCAATCAGCAAGAAACTTCTTGGCGTCAAATAGCTGGGTGTATGGCGCACCTGCGGAAAACTCACCGCCAGGATATTCATCAAGCAGGTTCCTCACAAAATCACCTTTGAATAGGTTCCGTGATTCTGGCGATGTTTGACTAAGTTTTGCCATTACTGACTTGGTTTCGCCAATCGTGTTTGACCTTGAAAGGATAGACTTGGAAAGTAAATCGGGGTCGATGTTTTCAAAGTTGCCTTTCTTCGCCGCTTTGAATATCGAGGATGCAACTAACTCCTGCTCTTGTTTTTCCAACGCATTCCTTTTGATGATTCCGCTTGCGACTTCATCCCGTGCGTCTTTACTGAGAGCGGACGACAATGCATTTAAGTCGGTAAGCGTCATGTCCGGCACACTAGCCGATTTCAAAACTCTCAGCTTGTCATTCATACTATTCAGCCCCCTAGCGGCAGCTGCGGATTTGTTGCCATACAATGAATCAAGCATCCCTTGGTCGTAATTCAGGCTAGTCACGCCTTTTGGACTACCCATGCCTAAATCGTTGAGATACTGCAAGCGCATCATCTCTTGAAGTCGATTAGCCGCGCCAGCTTGTGCGGGATCAGCAACCTCAAGCTCTCTAACGGCTTGTAAAACCCTGTTTATCGTTGCTGGCTCTTTCATCACCGAGCTAACAATGTCCCTCGGTGTCTTGGCTTGCTCGCCAACGGCTTCCCTCAAGATTCCGCCAAGCGTATTCCCTTCAAACGCCGCCCTTGCTGCCACCCTTTCAGTAGCAAGTTGGAACTCGTCGCCAAGGTTGCTAACTGTTCCATCTGGATTGGCTGCATTAAATCGGCTGTAAATGTCCCTTCTGAGTTTTGACAACTCAGCCGAAACACCAGCTCCAAAAGCGTCTTTGGTTGTGCCGCCTACTGCATTAGTTGGACGCGCATCGTTGAAAGCTCGGATGTAAGCGTCAAAAGCACGAAAATCTAACGGCTCGTTTACCTTCCTTAGCCTTTTTTCAACGCTCTTAACAGCGGAGTCGTCAAACGCACCGCCCACGTTTACACGCGCCTTGATTGGCTTAATGATGTCAAGCAACTCTTTGGGCGTGATCTTAAATCCGGCACGTTCAGCTACATTAGCCAATACATCATATTGGTCGTCCCTTGATTTGCTCGCTTGCTTTTCCGCCGCCTCAATCGTGTTCCTGAAAACACTGCCAAGCTCATCAACATTTGTTTTAGTCCGTGATTTCAAAAGCCCGTCTATGGCTTTCTCAATAACCTGCGAGTTTTTTTTATTTGCAACAGAAATGCTATTCGCCAAAGCTCGCCTTTGTGCCTCTTGATTTACGGCAATAGCGGAGAAATCGTTAGGAGTAAGCGGAACATCTTTGAGCCTATTCTCAAAAAGCGTTCTGATGCTCTCTTGTGCTTTCCGCTTACTGGCTGCTATGCCAGATTTTGGAAACTGCCCAGACAATTCTTGCCCTGCCTCAAGACCTTGGCGGCCAAACTGCGCCCCTGCCGGAACTGCGGTTTCAGGAAGCCCAAGCCGCCTAACAGAATCTTGATATGTCTTTAGGAACTCATTCTGGAACGTGCTTGGCATCCTCGCAGCCCTAGCCATTGGAATAGCCACATCACTAACACCGCCAAGAGCCATTCCAATACCTGCTTGTAATCCGCGCCGACTAACATCCTCTCCAAATTGTTGAGGCATTCCAAGCGCAGCCCGTGTTATTGCATCAGCAGCAGTTCCAAGCGCGAGTTCTGTTCCGCCAGCTGCAAGAGTTGCGGTGATTGGGCTTTTTGTAGCGATTGCGGTTCCTATTCCAGCAGCAGCAGATCCCAGCGCAATCGGAGCTTCAACAGCGAGCATCCCCGCCCCGCCAGCAATGCCCTTATCAAGAGTCGTAAAGCTTGTGCGGTCTTGGTTCTTTATTAGATACTCAGTTTGTCCACCTACATCAATCGGAACAATATTTGCGTTTGGATATTCTCGCTTGAGAAATTCAAGTTCTCCCTCAGGAGTTGGTAATGCACCAACGCCAGCCCGAACTCCAGCTGGAAGTTGTTCTGCTTTTCTTTCACCAACTGGAGCTTGGTAGATTTGAGCAACAAGCTCACGTTGTCTTTCTTTTGTTGGTGGCGCAGGTTCATTTGAAAGCATCATTCCTCCAAATGGCATGTAAGTGGGAACAGGCTTTCTCTCAAGCTCGGTTCTCAACTTGCTAATGCGTTCCAGCTCTGGCTTTTCTTCTTGCTCTTGAAGTGAAGTGTATTGACCTTGAAGAAACTCTTCTCGATCCTTAACTGTTCTCAACTTGCCGATTAGCAACTGATACTTTTCATCGTCGCCAGAAGCCTTCGCATCACGAAGATTCTGAGCAATTATCTGATTGGTCTGATTGATCTTTGAAAACTCGGATTCAATCTCTGCTTTTTTTGTAGCGATTTCACTCATTCGATTCCAAATTCCTTGTAAATATCTTGTGATTGACTTCCCGATGAACTAGCTGGAACTTCAAAAATTGTTGACTTGCTTAATAGTTTCTTGTTGAGCTTTGTCCAATCATACGACTTGCCTTCAACGCCATTGGCGTTTACCCGTGCAATCTGCCTATTCATAACGTAATCATTGACGTATTTGTCGTATGTCGCTTGATCTATCTTCTTCTCATCAAGTAGTTTTATTACGTCATCCGGAGTTCCATTAGCAGCTTCAAATGCGTTAAGAAGATTCAAGCTGAGAGACTTTGCCAGCGTGTCTTTCCGTGCGTTTGCCTTAAGTGGAGAGAACCGACCTTCAAATCTTGGCCATTCTTTCTCAGTCATAGTTCCCGCTGCCCCACCTGTTGGGGAGCTTGCTCTTAGTTGGCTCATTTTTGCAAAGGAGTTTTCTCCGTTAATTCTTTCAAAAAACGACTCCAACTCTCCAACTTCTGATGCGGGTAATGCTTTGGCTAACAATGAATTACCAGCCGCAAATAATGGATTATTGGTTCCTGCAACGTCAAGCCTACCAAAAGCCTCTTCTGTGTTTGCTTGATTCAGCCTGAAAGACTCACCTTTCATTTGCTCTTGAGCTTTGGCTACGCCTTCTGCTTTTGCACCAACTCCAGCACCTTGAACCACTTTAATTCCACCTTGCCCATCTGATTCAACAGTCATACCTGATGGAAGATTGATTGGGTAGAACCTATTTGTTTGCTCGTCAATTTGACCTGCTGTGGCTCCATATCCGGCAGCTTCTTCTGGAGTAGCACGTCTAAAGGACTTTGCTCCATCAACTTCAACAGGTGTAGCACCTGGAGGAATCATTCCCCCGCTTGTTTGACTAGTAGGCACTCCATCGACTACTAAAGTTTGAGTAGTAGTTGGTGTTCCAGATGGCATTGGTGACACGTTAGAAACATCGCTTTGCCCACCAGTTAATTCGGCGGCAGCAGCGATAGCGGCAGGGTCAATCCTAGGAGGAAGAACCATTGCTTCTGAAATACCACCGTAATCTGGGAAAGTTCCATCACCAGGCATTGCTGTGCCTTCTGCGGTTGGCATGGAAAGATTTAATCCAGTATCAATAGCCGCAGAAGCTGGAGAATCTACGCCATAAACAGGAGTGCCATCTTCATAAAGAGCATCGGAAGGGTTGTTGGGATCAACATAAATGTCATACTTTAGAGTTTTGCCATTAAAAACTCCAGTTTTTTCTACGCGCTTACGATTAACTGTTGGCATTGAAGGTGCATTTCTTGCAAGAGCTTCTGCCTCACGAATACCAAGCTCCCTTTCTTTGAATCCAACATCTTGACGGTTGCGAACCTCATTGATACCAAGGTTGAGAATGTCAGCAATAGCGTCTGCTTCCGCAGTCCTTTGACTAAGTGGCAATTCCTTGTCATTCAAGATATTCAAAGAACCTTGGATTGTTGGCTGGAGTCCAGGAATCAAATCACCAATGGCTTTGGCTACGCTTAAAGATTTCTGAACCTTCTTTTCATCTTCGGCTTGTTTCTTGAAATAATCTCCAACTTCACTAATCGCACCGCCGATACTCGCCCCAAGGTTAGCAACCCCCTGTGCTTGCGTAGCAGCAGCATTAGCCATCCCGCTGTAATCCAGCTTGAATGACTCAGGGTTGATCCCCGAACCTAGCATC